TAAAATTGTACAGGGAAAAATAAAATTTAATGACGGAAAAGACTTAGGTTTTAAATGTAATGAAGAACCTATGTGCAATCATTGTGATAAAAATTTATGTAGAACTAGAAAATTTGGGATTGGAGGAGAAGCAGTATTTCCATCACTTACAGATTTACAGAAAGTTTTATTGGATGAACCATACTATTGGGTAAACGTAGATGGAGACAGAGTTAAATTAGATACGATAGATTATTTAATGGAACAAAGATTATTTAGAAGAACAGTAGCAAAACAAATAAATAAAAAACCACCAAGAATCACAGTAAAAGAATTTGAAAAATACACTGATATGCTTTTACAAGGAATAGAAGAAGTAGATGCACCAGAAGGATCATCTAAAATAGATCAATTAAAAAATCATTTAGAAGACTATTGTATTCAAAGATCTATCGGATCTGTTACTAAAAAAGATATTTTAAATGGAGCAGTCTATACAGAAGAGGGTAAACATATTCTTACTTTCCATAGATTTTTTCATGGACATTTAATTAAAAAGAAATGGAAAGAAGATTATCAGGTTACACAACAAATGCTAAAGGAACATTGTGGATGTGAAGAAGGACGAATGGTAATAGGTAAAAAGAAACCATCCATTATGAAAGTAGATATTTTTGATAAACCTGAAGATCAATTTACTCAAAAGAAATTAAAAGAAGAGGCACCATTTTAATGCGCGGGCAACAATTAAATCTTTGGGAAGATGAAAAACAAATTATTTTAGAACGGGAGAAAGTAGATATATGTACATTGAAAACATTAAAAACAAGGACACATGCCTTTAGTCTTTTACCCCCAGATACATATTATATATACAAAACAGGTGGAATAAATCCTTTCATGAAGGAGTTGGGACCTATATTTCCATTTATAAAAAATTCTAAAGGAAAAATATTAAAACAAGTTAGTTTAACAACTGGCACAGATGCCCCATACCCACATTTATTTTTAAACCCACCCACGGGTGAAAAATTAAAGTGTTTTCTACATAAAATAGTTGGACTAGCCTTTTTGAAAAATGATAATTTTGAACAGAAATTCCTAATAGATCACTTGGATGGTAATATATATAATTATATGCCCAATAATTTGGAATGGGTTACAGCTTCAGAAAATCAGAAACGATGGAGAGCAAGATGAAAACAATTGTATTAGGACCTCCAGGCACAGGAAAGACTTGGACTCTTTTAAATAAAGTACAAGAATATTTAAAAGATACAGATCCAGATAAGATAGGTTATTTTGCTTTTACTAAGAAAGCTGCCAATGAAGCCAAAGCTAGAGCTATGGACAAGTTTAATTATACTGAAGATGACCTTCCTTATTTTAGAACCCTACACTCATTAGCATTTAGAAGACTTGGATATAATAAAGATCAAGTAATGCAGAAGAGACATTACGAAGACCTAGGTAAAAAATTAAATATATTCCTAGATTATAATGAATATGATGAAGAAGAAACAGGTATCTTTACTACAAAAAGTGACTACTTAAGATTGATTCATTTATCTAAACTCCGAAACATAACTTTAGAACAGCAATTAAAATTAGGAGAACATAACACTGAAGTAGATTACAAAACCTTAGTTCATTTATCTAACGAATTAGATAGATACAAAAAAGAAAATGTTCTTAAAGATTACAACGACATGATTTTAGAGTTTACTAAATCTGATAAATGTCCAAAATTTGATGTGGTCTTTATAGATGAAGCTCAAGACTTATCTTTAATGCAATGGGATATGGCTAAAACTATTTGGGATAAAACACATGATTCTTTTATTGCAGGGGATGATGACCAGGCTATTTTTAGATGGGCCGGTGCTGATGTAGATTCATTTATTACTCAATCAGGAAAATTATTACATCTTACTCAATCACGAAGAATACCCAGAGCTATTCATGATTTGGCTTTAGGTATAATTAAACGTGTTTCTAATCGAAGATATAAAGAATGGGCACCCAGAAATCATCAAGGTTCTTTAAAATTTCATGATGATGTAAAAGATGTTGATATGTCTTCAGGCGAATGGCTTATATTAAGTAGAACACGTCATATGTTAGAAGATATTGAAGATGAAATGAAAGAACGAGGATGGTATTTTGAAAATAGATTTAAAAAGATGCCTGAAAAAGATGCAGCAGAAGCTGCTGCAGATTGGGAATTTGCTTTAAAAGGTCAGCCCTTAAACTATGAACAAATTCAAAGAATATATAGTTACATGAGTCCTCAACACGCGGAAAAAACAAAACTAAAAGGATTAGCAAAGGGAGGTTTTTATAATCTTTCTCAATTAAAAGATTATGGATTAAAAACAAATAGTGTTTGGTATGAAGCTTTTGATGATTTAAATTTTAGAAGAAAAAATTATATTAGAAGCATGCGTAGAAATGGTGAGAACTTAAAAGAAAAACCAAGAATTCATTTATCTACCATACATAGTATAAAGGGTGGTGAAAAACAAAACGTAGTTTTATTAACAGATCTTACTAACAATACTCTTAGATCGTATCGTAAAAATCCAGATGATGAGACAAGATTATTTTATGTAGGTGCAACAAGAACAAAAGAAAATTTACATATTATTAGACCAAAAGATTATGAAAAATCTTATCCTATGGAGAATGTATGAGTGACATATATAAAAAGCAGGTAGGTGGGACTCACTACCAGAGCATGGTGATTCAGCCATCAGAATTTATAAATAAAAATAATATCCCGTTTGCCGAGGGTAATGCAATAAAATATTTATGTCGTCACAAACAGAAAAATCAAAAGCAAGATTTATTAAAAGCAAAACATTATATTGACATGGCAATCGATAGAGACTATCCTGAACCTGTGAAAGAAGAAATAAAAGAGAAAAAAAATTCATGGGGGATTATTAAGTAATGCAAATTCCACTCTTTGCTCCGCAGACTGAATGGGTGCCACCAACAGATTTTCCAGATCTATCTAAATATGATGAAATTGCAATTGACTTAGAAACAAAAGATCCAGACCTAATTAAGATGGGATCTGGTAATGTAACAGGTCGAGGAGATGTAACTGGAATTGCGGTAGCTGTTAAAGATTGGTCTGGTTATTATCCAATTGCTCACGAAGGTGGTGGCAACATGGATCGTAAAAAAGTTTTAAAATGGTTTCAAGGAGTTCTTAATACAGATGCTATTAAAATATTTCATAACGCCATGTATGACGTTTGTTGGATACGAACTCTTGGTTTAAGTATTAACGGTAAAATTGTTGACACTATGATTGCATCGGCCCTGGTTGATGAAAATCAAATGCGTTATGACTTAAATAATTGTTCTAAAAGATATACTGGAAAGACAAAGAATGAAACTGCTTTATACGAAGCAGCAAAGTCATGGGGAATAGATCCTAAAGCTGAAATGTATAAACTACCTGCTATGTATGTAGGAGCTTATGCTGAGAAAGATGCTGAACTTACATTAGAACTTTGGCAAGAACTTAAGAAAGAAATTATGCACCAAGATATACAATCTATTTTTGAAATGGAGACAGAACTTTTTCCTTGCCTAGTCGATATGCGTTTTTTAGGAGTCCGTGTAGATACAGAGTCCGCTCGCATATTAAAGCAACAATTACTTGAAGAAGAAAAAGAATGCTTACACAAAGTAAAAAAAGAAACGGGAGTAGATACTCAAATATGGGCGGCAAGGAGTATTGCGCAAGTTTTTGAAAAACTTCACCTACCTTTTGACCGCACCGAAAAAACAAATTCTCCATCATTTACAAAAAACTTTCTTCAGAATCACGCCCACCCGCTAGTGAAACTAATTGCCCGCGCTCGTGAAATAAACAAGGCGCATACCACATTTATTGATACCATATTAAAACATAACCACAACGGAAGAATTCATGCTGAAATAAATCAACTAAGAGGAGACAATGGGGGAACAGTAACAGGGAGATTTAGTTATTCTAACCCGAACCTCCAGCAAATTCCAGCTCGAAACAAGGAACTTGGACCACGAATTAGGTCATTATTTATACCCGAGGAGGGCCATACATGGGGTGTATTTGACTATTCTCAACAAGAGCCTAGGTTGGTAGTGCATTATGCAGCTTTACAGAATCTCTATGGCGTGGA